TTTGTGCAGCAAGAGGCAAGGACCTGGAGGAGACACTCCGGACTCGAGCCGTGAGCTAAAACTGAAACTGGACCTCGAAAAGGAGTTCGGAGTCCAGTTCCCATCCAAAAAGGCCGGCGCCCAACCGGCAGCCGATAACGGCCAGGCCGCAAGGAGCGGCGGATTACGGGCCATAAAGTAAAGGAGTATCCCATGAAAACCGAGTTTTTCTACCGTTCATACGATCTCGACCGGGCCACGTTGAACAAGGAGAAACGCTCCATCGAGCTCCCCTTTTCCTCCGAAACGCCCATCCTGCGTTTTATGGGAAATGAGGTCCTGCTCCACGGCCCCAACAACGTCGATCTTTCCCGGCTCCGGGCCAATGGGAGCGCCCTTTTTAATCATAACCCCGACAACATCATAGGACGCATCAAAAACCCGCGTATAGAGAACAAACGCGGCAAAGCCACCCTGATCTTTGATGACGACGAAGACGGCAACAGGGCTCTTTTCAAAGTCGAAAGCGGGAGTCTCAAGGGCGCCTCCGTCGGCTACAAGGTTCTCAAGTTCCGTGAAGTCATGCGTGGTGAGGAATACGAGGGCATCAAGGGACCGGCAATGGTGGCCACCAGGTGGGCGCCCTATGAAATCAGCCTGACCCCCATCCCGGCTGATGTAAGCGTGGGGATCGGCCGGTGTGCGACCCGGTCCCTCGAAGGTATAGACATCGAAAAATCCAATTTTAAGGAGGACACAACCATGACACCAGAAGAAATCCGAGAAATGATCCAGGCGGAATTCAAGCGTATCCTGCCCGAGACGGCCAAGCAGATAACGGATTCCGTCGTGCCCGAGGTCGTGACCCAGGTCCGGGCAGCCATCGCCGAGGACGCGAAACCCAAGATCCTGGTGACAGGCGAGGAGTACAACAACCTTATGTCCAGGGCCGGCGCCATCTCCGACGAAGCGAAATTGAAGGTCGCCGACATGGTGGGTGAGGGCCGGGATTCCCAATACGTCACCGCCGAGCTCCTGAAACTGGCCACCGCCGATCCCGACGCCACGGATACGGGCGGCGGAGAGGGCAACCAGGGAACCGGCCACGACGGCAAGCGGAGCAACACCCCGACGCAGTACTCCAAAGTCGAGGACGTGCCCGACGACGTATTCGCCCGCATGGTCACCGAACCTAATACCATGCCTACCTTCAACTAGGGCATCCATTAACCCGATCTACGAAACCATGAGGTAGGGATTTAATCCCCGCCGAAAACAGGAGGACAAATAAATGGCAGTCAATAAATACCCATGGGTCCGAAACATTCAAGGAGCCGAAAACCCGTTGATCATCATGGGCAAAGTCCAGGCCGGATCGACCCAGGCCATCAAGCGGGGCGAGATATGCACCTTTAACGAAACAGCCGGTTATTTCAAGCCGATCGACGCCGTGGCCGATTACGTCTACTCCCTGGCCATCACCAACGAGGAGCAAAAGTCCGGCGACCTCGAGCGGTATATGGAGTTTATCGCCATCCGGGAAGGCGATGTCTTCGAGTTCGAGCTCGCAGCCGCCGCCCAGGCCGAATACGGCTACGCCCTCGAGCTTACCGCCAGCAATTCTCAAAAACTGACATATGACGCCGACGGCAACGCGGTGGCCTTCGTAGTGGGCCGGCAGAACTACCCGACCGAGGGGACAACCCTCCGGAACATTTCCTATGCGGAGGTCATGTTTCATCCGGAGTTCAGCTACCTCTACAAGAATATGTACCCCAAAAACCTCAAGAAGATAATGGCGAAAATTGCCGCCTACACGATCACCCTGGAGGATTGCGGGGCCATCATTACGAACAAGGGAGCCTCCGGTTCCGTCACCCTCACGGCTCCGAGCGGGACGGTCCCTGTCGGTTATCACGTCCACATAGCTGTTATGTCGGATAATACCTTTGTTTTCGACCCGAAACCCGATACGGCCAGCGTCTACATCAAGGGCGCCGCCCAGACCGCCGGTAAATATGTCTCCTGTACCGACATTGGCGACTTTATGACAATGGTGTGGGACGGGACAGACTGGCTCTGTATTGCCAGCATCTCCGGAGCCGACGGAGATATCTCGGTCCAGTCCTAATAAAAACGAGGCCGGATCTCTTTTCGAGCCTTTAAAATATAGAGCGGGACATCGTACCCGCCGAAACCTAAAACAGGAGGTAAGGTAAAATGAAAAGCCTGAACATCTCAACCGGGATTCGATTCGGACAGAGGGGGCCCGATATATACGGACTCCGGGAGCTGGCCAAGGCCGAACCCGTCGAGTTTTTGGCAAAGGTGGAAGACTTAATCCGGGACGGACACATTACCCTGGACAAAATCCAACGATGGGACGGACTCTATGCCGCCCTTGCCGACATCCAGGTCCCCGTGACTATGGAGATCGCCGGCGCACAAAGGTCGGTGATGGCCTCGGCCTTCCCGATCCTCACGGGCACGACGGTCGTAAAGGCAATCAATGATCGATACCTCCAGGTCGAGACCATCGGCCAGGAGCTAGTGACCGAGATCGAGGACAACAAAAAGGTCACTACGATTGCGGCGATACACAATCTGGATAAAAATATCGAGGAGGTCAAACCCACCGACGATTATCCAGAAATCTCGGCCGACGAGGAAAGCGTCGAGATCCGCCACAAACCGAATGGCCGGAAATTGACGATCCACGCCGACACCATCGAAGAGAACGACGCGGCCGACATTGTGGAGCGAACAAATGCTCTGGCGGAGATCGCTTCCGACTGGGTCGAGGAACAAACCCTCAAGAGGGTGACGGATTATGACGGCTCCAAGGCGTCTGCCGCCGATCCCTATGTCTACCGCCCGGCAGGCACGGGAACCACCCTTTATACAGAGACGGACAACAGCCCCGGCACCAGGGCTCCCAACGGGACCGGCATCCAGAACAACGGCCTTGTCGACGAGAGCGATCTCGAAAACGCCCGCATCCGCCTCAACTCCATGCAGAACAACCGGGGCAAAAGGATCAATACCCCTTACTCCGAGCGGGCTATCCTGGTCCCCGACGCCCTGGTCGGCACGGCCCTGAAAATAGCCAACTCCGAGTATGTCCCCGGTGTGGAAAACGAGGTGAGTAACTGGGGCCCCAGGGGCAAGTGGCGTCTCCCGCCCGAGCGGATTCATTCGAGCCCCAAACTGGACGATCTTTCCACATCCGCCTGGTATTACGGCGCCTTTAAACGCCAGTTCAGGAGAAAGTGGAAGCTCCGCATGGAGATCGTCACCCTCGGAACCGATACCCAGGCCTACCTCGACCGCCGGATCGCCTTCCAGGCCCGCATAGCCTGGGACGTCGAAGTCGGCGCAGTCGATTACGTTTGGGTTGTCCAATGCCTCAGCGGTACGACATATCCGGCAGACGAGTAATCCGGGCCCATTATAAGGGCGGGTCACAGCATCCGCCCCAAAAATGACAAATGATTATTGACTCAACACGGAGGCACCCATGAAAAAACTACTCAAATGGAAAGCCATTATTATACTTGCCCTGGTCGCGGGCATTGCGACCCTGGCATGGGCCGGCACGGTTCACCGTTTCCCATACGGGATAGCGAATCCCTACTGGTACGACTATACGCCCTCAACCAGGACCGTGGGAACCTATTATATGGCGCTCCCGACCTTGTCGGCAAACGATACCGCTGTCGGTACGACATCGACCCAAACCTTAACAAATAAAACCCTTACATCGCCCACGATAACCGGAGCCTCTATATCCAGTTCCACAGTCATAAGTCCCACTATTAGTGGTTCCATAACGGGGAGCGGTGTGGTCTCCGCAACAAATATTGCCGACGTGGTCCGCCACGTCCAGCTTCCCATAATGGCGTTCACACATAACGGGAGCGCGGCCCTTACGTCCTCGACGGCCCCCGGCCTTGAGGCGGATGATAATGTAATGAATATTGTTTGGGCCGACGGTGAGACAACCCCGATCCAGATCACTTTCCGGGTGCCGTCGGATTACGCCAGCGGCGGGGCGTTTAAGGTGTTTGCGACGGAATCTTCCTCGACCACACCTAACCAGGTGGATTTTGACGTCTATGTCAATGCGGACGGGACCGCTGCCGATGCGAGCGCCACAAACCAGACCCCGGTGGCCCTGGCGGGCACCACCTCGACACCCGACGAGATCACCCTCACCGTAGCGACCGACTTTGCTTCCCTCGCCGCCGGTCACTGGGTCACGTTTCGGATCTGGAGGGACGATACGGCGACGGGGACGGGGGACCTGGAGGTAAAAGGTGGCACATTCTATTACACGGCGACACAATAGAGCTGCCCTGTTTGCAGGGCTCTTTATTGTGGCGGTGGGAGTAATCCGCTTCCCGGCTGATGACTTCCGCCTCGAGATGCAGGCCTTGTTTCAAGTGGCCAGCGTCCTACTCCTGTGTGTTATCCTCTGGAATGTTAATAAATGGATGTCCCTTTTTCTGTTACTCTGTCTTGTTTCCATGTTTTACCCCTTTTATACGAGACATAGTTTCCTGGCATTCCAGGACGTGTTTTACGCGTTTGTGTGGTTTACCCTCCTGACCTTATGCCTCCGCCGGTCACACTATCACTACATCCTGAGCGGCATATGCCTTGTGGCCCTGGCGAACGTGGCGTTTCTGATCTTGCAGTATTTCAATCTTGACCCGATTTTCAAAGCCGTCAACGGTTCTCCCGAGGACCCGGTAGTCGGCCTCATGGGCAACCGGAATTTTGTCTCCGCCCTGTTGGCCTTTAGCTTCCCGGCCTTTTTGCGTCCAAGGTGGGTGTGGTGCATCCCGGCCCTTTTCCTGGGCCTGGTCCTGGCAAAGAGCACGGGCGGGCCCCTGGCCCTCGCCGCCGGATGGATGTTTTACAGCGTCCTTCGGGGCAGGGCAATCTTTCCCCTGCTGGCCGTGGCCCTGGGGCTCCTGTTGTTCGTTGCCTTTGTTGACAAGCCGAACTTTTTCGGTGGCCGTCTCGAGGCCTGGAAAAACGCCCTGGGCTATTATCAACAGCATTGGCTCATGGGCTGCGGCCTGGGCCATTGGAAGATAGTGTTTAAGCGGATCATGCTACAAGGAAACAGATTTTGGTGGACGCACGCCCACAACGAAATTATACAGGGTCTCTTCGAGATGGGCGTTGGCTTTGCCATCGTTCTGACGGGATATATTTATGATACGGCCCGGAAATACAAGCGAGAGGCACTGGTCCCGGCAACGGCCCTCATCATTATTTTTATTAATTCACTGGTAAACTTTCCGTTCCATATAGCGACAACGGCCATGCTGGCCGTCACCTGGATGGCTTTGTATGACATAGAGGTGGCACATGAATAGATTGTGTCGAGCATATTTAACAATCTGCTTATTTTGTCTGCTGATTATTGTCGGCGTTTTGTTTATCTGTTTTGCCGACTTTGATAAACACACCTCCTCCCAGCCCCCAGGCTCCAGGTGGCCGAAAGCCAGTTATGTCTCATCTTATCTGCTTATCGCGGCAGAGCGCCTCGAAAACTGGGAGCACTGGGAAGAAAACAAACATCTTTACCGTTTCTTTATGAGGCTGGACCTTGGCACGATTTACGATGATACTTTGGAGTTTATAACAAGCCGAGACTTTTACAGGAGCGACCTATGAAAAAAATAACACTTTTATTGTTATGCTGTCTTTTAGTCCTCTGTCTGGTTACGCAATCACAAGCGGCAGGCACGGTCACCCAAACATCCACAAATGTTTCAAAGGATGTGACCCAGCTTACCTACACCTGGACGGCCGACGCATCGGACGGTTCCGTCCCCGCGACGTCTTCCGAACAATCTTATGACGGCTATGTCGTGCTTGTGGTGACGGACCCCGGCTCCACCGCTCCGACGGACAACTACGACATCACCCTCACGGATGGCGACGGTGTGGACATCATGGGCGGCACCCTGGCGAACCGCGACACCGCCAACACCGAGCAGGCCGTCCCCAAAATCGACGCCGTCTATGGTGCCCGTTGGGTCTCCGGGGCCATTACGCTGACCATAACCAACAACAGCGTAAACTCGGCCACGGGTGAGGTCAAGATCTGGATTGTGAGATAACGAGGTGTAAAAAATGAAAAGAGCAATACTGCTTTTCGCTTTTATAATTTTGGTAATTTGCCAACCGGCATATAGTAAAATGATTATGTATGCCACGGACCCGACAAATCCGGGCGGCGACATTACTATGATTGACGATGACTGGATAGGTCTCGGATCTGCGGCGGGCCGGTTGACATTCATGGACGAATCGACAGATATATTGCAGGTAGGACACGCCGATGTGCGTATATTGAGTGATTATTGTCTACAATTAGGGTCGAATAATAATGTAGCCGTATGCACCGATGAGGACACGGCACAGACGGTATGGAACACCTCCGCAACCGGGGGAAACCAAATCATCATTGGCAGTTATTTGGGAAACGCCAGGGACTATGACCACGCTTCGCAAACCAATCCAACGATATTTGTTCATTCCGCGACCGATCCAAACACAAACAACACGCAGTGGATCAGCCTTGCACATGATACCTCATATGGTGTCATTAATTGGGGATCGGGAGGGCTTAAACTGGCCGGTGAGGATGTGTATCTGATAGATACGGGCGATGACACTGAGCTTTACATAGATTCTTACGACGACGATGCCACAGACAACGCCATTTTATTTTTAAGGTCAGCGGACAACACTTTTGAATCCCCCGCGGCGATTGATTCAGGAGATTACCTGGGTCAAATTAATTTCGAGGGACACGACGGATCGGCCTTTGTACCCGGGGCGAACATTGTAGCGGTGGCAGATACCAACTGGAGCGCTAGCGAACATGGCACTGATATATGGTTTCAAACGGTAGACGGCGCCGGCGGCCTGGCAACGGTTTTGGCCCTGACAGCCGAGGGATATGCTGGATTCCAGGAGGCCTCGCCAAACGCCGTAGTCGAAATATCGGGTAATGGCAGCACAGCTTTTCCTGTCTTGATGATTTCTTCTGATGATGACAACGACGGCGACTATTTTATCATTGAAGGTGATGGAGATGTCGGATTTGGCACAGGATCTCCACAGGGAAACCAGCAATGGTCTTCTGCGGATACTCACGGCGGGTATGTTTGGAAAATCTACTCGGCTACAAGCGGGGCATTGACCGGGGCTACGGATAAGATCGAGCTTGATATACCATCGGGCTGGATCATAAAAGCCTGTCAGCTACATGTAAAAACAGCGGTGGTTGACGATGCCGGTAACGATACCTGGTCATCTGAGTTAAACGATGGCGGACAGGAGGAGGTGCTTTCTGCAGGATCGGCCGCCTCGCAAAATACAAATGTGCAACATATAGCACATGCAGACGCCGGGTACGGGGGCACGCTGACCGATGCGGAAACCGATATACTGCTTACTCCAAATGGAGGAAATTTTACCCAGGGCGAAATTGAGGCGGACTGTCTTTGTCTAGGTTTTGATACCTGGGATAATGAGTCATAAAAAAGGGGGAA